AAGAAATATATAATGCTAAAAAAGAAAGAATTGAAAAAGAATTAAGTTTAATTAAGGGAGCAACTGCTGAAGAAATTAAAACTAAAAAAGGATTAGAAGCTGATTTAATTGTTTTAGATAATAATGAAGCAGCAAGAAGAAAGAAAAAAGCAGAACAAGAAGAAGCAGATAATTTAAAATCATTAGAAGAAGGTAGAGCAAGAAGAAAAGAAATTGAAGATTTTGATACCCAACTTCAGCAAAGATTGATGGAACTTGATGAAGAAAAAGCTAATAAAAAAAGAGAATTAGATTTTCAAAGAATTCAAAATTTAGTTACAGATTTAGACTATGAAAAGGAATTAAAAGAAAATGATTTTCAAGATGACCTACAAAGACTTGCAAATAAAGAGGCATATATTGCTGAATTAAAATCTATTGAATTATCAAACTTAGATTTAACAGAAAAAGAAAGAATTGATATAATTGCTAAATACGCAAAGCAAGAGCAAGATATTGATAAAGAAATTACTGCAACTAAAAAAGCAGAGGCTGAAGCTAGAATTGAAATACAATTTGCGGTTACTAATGCAGCAGGTGCAGCAGGAAGATTATTACAATCTATTGCAGGGGAAAATAAAAAATTGGCTATTACAGGTATTATACTTGAACAAGCTGCTGCTATTGCAAATATTGGAATTAATGCTAAAAAGAACTTCGTAAAAGATGGAGGTATAAAATCCCCTTTAGCGTGGCTAAATTTAACTGCAGCAGGTCTTGCAGCAGCATCTGCAGTAGTATCTGCAAAGAGAGGTATTGCAGCAATTAATTCATCAAGTTTAAGTGATAGTAGTGGAATTAGTACAGGTATGCCATCTATGTCAACACAAGCACCAATGACACCACAATTACCAATGGCACAAACAACCAATCTAAGCCAACAGACAATTAATGATATAGGCAATCAAGCAGTAAGGGCATATGTAGTTGAAAGTGATATTACAAGCAGTCAGGAAAGAATAACTGCAATTAGACAAAGAGCAAGATTTAGTTAATATTTAAAAATATTCTATTTATGAGTATGGAATTACCTTTATATATGTTGGAAATATCTGATGATTTGAACGATGATGCAGAGGTGCAATTCGTTTCATTAGTAGATAGACCTGCAATTCAAAAGAATTGGAATGCGTTTAAAAATGAACAAAAGTTTCAAATTATTAGTGAAGATAAGCGCATTATCAGTGGTTGCGCTATGTTGGCTGATACTCCTATCTTTAGAAGCGATGCTACTTTTGGCGATTACTATGTTGCTTTTTCTAAAGACACTATCACAAAGATTGTTCAGAAATACTTTAAAAAAGGTTATCAGAATAATGTCAACCTGATGCACGACCCTAACCAAATTGAAACAGGGGTTACAATGTTTGAAAGTTTCATTAGTGATAAGTCTAGAGGTATTGAACCAATGAAAGGATTTGAAGATGCACCTGATGGTAGTTGGTTTGTATCTATGCTAGTAGAAAATGATGAAGTATGGGATAAGGTAAAGCAGGGAATGGTTAATGGTTTTTCTATTGAGGGCATATTCAATTATGCACCTATGGTTTCTAAAGAAGCACAGGTGATGAATGAAATATATAAAATTCTAGAAGAAGTTGAATTGGGTGGTGTTGGCAGTGGTCGTAGACCTGAAGGCGGTGGTGATAAAGAAAGCACAGGTGGTAGAGTTAAAACAGTATCTGTAGAGGATAAAGAGGTTAAAGATTTAGTTGCACAGGCAGAAGCAGCAGCACCTGAAGTAGATAAACTAGGCAAAGACTTAGCTGAAAAATATGGTGCTATTGTTACTCCTATTAATATGAAATCTGCTGATTCTATTGTCAGAAAGACAAATGATGAAGAAGGTGGTAATCTAGGCAATATTAAAGATTCGGTAAGAAATACAATTATAACCGATGACCCTGTAGCAATCCAAAATATAATAAGAGACCTTAGTAATGACCCTAGAGTTGCAGGTGGCAATGGCAGAGTTAAGACACAAACGCACGAATCCAATACATTGGGATATAGTGGAAATATTATCAATATAAAGACTTCTAATGGCTTAACTGCTGAAATACAGGTAAACACCCCTAAAATGATATATGCCAAAGAAAAACCTGCAGATGCTAGGAGAATACTAGGGGATGCTAAGTACAACCAAATTCAGAAAGAAACAGGTTATGCAGGTGGCAGAGGACACGAATTTTATGAAGAATATCGTACTTTATATGGTAGGAAAAATGCAGCAAGAAAGAAGGAAATAGAGCAAAAATCTAAAAAATACTACAGTAATTTTTTGGGATAATTAAAAAAAAATAGTACATTTGATATATGAGAAACGAGAACCTATTAGAGCAAATTGCTAGTGGAATGGAGGTTTTCTTTGAGAACTCTTTTGAAGGAGTTGCTTTTAGAAATGTTCCTGAAGGTGGCTATGAAGCTAAAGAAAAAGGTGGTGTTCCTTACAAAGTTATAGGAGTGCCTAACAAATTGGTTGAAGCAGGTTTAGAAGGTAAGATGCTTAGTAAAGAGGAATACGAAAACTACTAATCAATTTTCCTTTTAAATAAAGTCTTTCTAATTTATTAGATAATGGCTTGTTAAACTTAGAGTATATAATCTTGAATTGTTTAGATTCATTTATATACTTTTTTAATTTACGGTAGTCTCTGTTCTTAATACATTCTCTAACATTGCATATTCTATCACACAGTTTAACTATAGATGCTATTTCATTTTTAGCAATTTCAATATAGTACCTGTTTAAAGGTGGCTTCTTAGTCAGTAGCTTAACACTATTAAAAACTTCTTTGTGTATTAGCTTGATTTTATTTTCATCTAATGCAGTATCTTCTAAAGTATCGTGCAATGCACACACAGACAGGATTATATCTAATTTAATTCCTTTGATATTGTTTTCATTACAGAACTTTTCTGCTTCATACCATACATTTAGTAAATGGTATATGTAAGGCTTAACCCCATACTGCTGATACTTGTGGTATTCAGCAGCAAGAGCAAGTGAGTTATATTTTATTTTATTCATTTTAATTTAATTAAGCATACCAACTGCTATAAACACCTTCTTTATTCGCAGCATATTCGCAGAAGCAACCGTGCTTTGCTTTAATGTAGTAACTAACATTCCCATTGTAACCAACTGAAACAACAACCTTTTTTAGAATTGGTTCACCAATAAAGGCATTTTCAACAGGCTTAACACGAGCAGACATAAAACCTTCAGACCCTGCAACGTAACTACTAGCGATTTCTCTCAAAATTATTGATTTTTCTTTAGATTCAATAACCTGATAGAAGTTAATGTTAGTTTGGTCGTAACCCCAACTGTTGTAAATAACCTGACCAACTTTAAAATTGTGATTCATATTCTGTTGCGCAATCTTCTTTTGCTCTTTTAGTTGCTTGACAGAATTAATGTTAGCTTCTACTCTTTCAATCCATTCCTTACAGAATTCAGCCATTCTTTCAGCACTTCTGAATCTGTAGTTGAATAAAGCCTTAGGGAATCTTGCTTTACTAACTTTCTTAGTACAGTACCCTACAAACATTGGTTCATTTTTTACAGAAAGGTGGAATCCTAAACTTTCATACTTTTCAATTAGATTTTTCATAGTCTATATTTATTTGATTAATAATTGGATTAAAACACTAATAATAGCTGCTCCTATAAAATAAAGGAACAATCTGATTTCTAATGGGGGTGGCAAAATTTTATGGCTCATATTTCTAGTTTTTATTGGTTCTCTCTCAATGACATAACAAATATACACAGCTTCTGTACACTTTCCAAACATTTGGGGACTTTTTTTAAAGAATATGATGAACGGTAAATAGTAAGGATAAGCGGTTAAGTGATAACATATCCACATATTTAATATTTATATTAAAATATTTATGAATCCAAAAGAAGCATTACAACAAATAAGAGCATTATTTGAAGATATGCCACAAGTTGTTGAGCCTGTTGCTCCTGTTGCACCTGTTGCACCTGAAGTTACAAAGGTAGAAATGGCTGAATATTCTTTAGTAGATGGAACGAAAGTTATGATATCTGCTTTAGAAATCGGTGGTATGGTACAAATGGCTGATGGTACTCCTGCTCCTGCAGGTGAGCATCAATTAATGGATGGTACATCTATTGTAGTTGATGAATTAGGCGCAATCGTAGAGATTGAATCACCTAAGTCTGATGTTGTAGAAGTAGAACCTGTTGCACCTGCTGCACCTGTTCCACCTGCACAAGACACGGCTGCAATGGCTGAAGAATTAAAGGCTGAATTTGCAGAGCAAAAAAGTCAATTAGAAGCAAAAATTGCTGAATTAGAGAGCAAAGTAAAACAAGGGTTTGCACAAGTAGCTGAATTAGTAGAGGCACTTTCAAACACCCCAACTGCAGAGCCTACTCAAAAAGCAGCAAACGCATTTCAATCTTATGTAACTACTAATGATAGCAAGTACGAAAGAATTGAGAAATATAGAAACGCAATTTTAAACAAATAAATTTATAAACAATGGCATTTTC